CTGAAGGCCCGTCCATTTAAGGACTATTATTCTTCAGATAACCTGTTTACTTGCGGTTTCAAGTCTCTATCCAACCTTAAAGAATTAAGATTGAGTAGGTTTACGAAAATGATCGGGTGAACGAATTTTCTTCTTTCCCTTTTTCGTTATTGTATGCGAGTTTTTAGTTGATCTCGCCTTCGTCGCCTGATTCTTTTCAGGTGAAGTCTTCTTTTCAGATTCCTTCCTATTTATTAGATACGTACGAACTTGAGAGTTCCCTCTTAACATCCGGATTATTTGTTTAAAAGCACCTGAATCCTCCAGAAGCACCTTGTCTACCACCTTTTCAAGAGTGGAGATAGATGAATCTATTGGTTTATAGGCACTTCAATACGTTCAACCCTTCGACGTAAATTGGGCCCAACTCAGTCATTTCGTGACTGCGGGCAGAGTAATCAAATTATGCAATGCATAACAAAGAAGACCCCATAGGCAGACAACAAAAAGATCACGAGTTGCAACAACCAGAAATAAAGAAGTAAGTATCGATACACTAAAGATACCCTCCCTACTTCATTTATCCATAATTCTCAAGATTTTCATCTTAAGAAGTAGGCTGGCACAAAGGATTGTTTTCATTAACAACTCAATTAATGAATTCATTAGAGTTGGAATAGTAGGCGAGAATACAACAAGTATCCAAGCTATTCTATTCGAGAAATGGGAGAACCTAGTACTAGACGCATTTTCAATTGGAAGATAGGTAAATGGAACTCGTAAGAATTCCAAGAACAGTGCCCCAATTTTAGATATATTTTTAATAAAATCAGTAATAATTTGATTACGTAGTTCATCTGTATTTTTTATCCACATCATCAAATCAAGAGGAGTTTGTTTTCACAAATTTCATTCAAGGAGAGCGGTGATAAATTGTCTACATCAGAAACCATCGTAAAAAGAGCTGAATAAATTAGAATATAATATAATCTTGGGAGCCCACAATCCACTTCTTGGACCAATAGCCATTAAAACTCTCAATCTTATTCGCAAATATCTTAATGGATTATCTAAAGCGTTATCTTTAACTTTAATATTTTTTGGATTAAAGAAAAGACGTGCAATTAGTGATTCCAAAGATCAAAATGTGATTAGAGGAGTAACCGGACCCTCAACCTTTTGATCCCACGTAAGTTTTTGTTTTAGAGCCCTGTAACCTTGTCGTTTAGGCAAGGCTAAGGTTTTGGTATTTTCATATGAAAATACTGGAAATTCTTTAACAAGTAACTCATGTAAAATCGAAGGAAGGAATTCTACGTTTCTCATAAAGAGTAAAATGTTTTTTGCACCAAGAGGAGAAATGTTTTTACCTCCAATTGTTCATAGCTGTTTAGCAAACTCTAGGACTGTACCATCGAAGCCTTTTAGCGGATTAATCTCCATACCTAAATTTCTGAAGATATCAGCGTAAGCTTTCGCCACCTTTTTATTTGCCATGGCACCATCATCTCCTAATATAGCATAAAGAAGCGTTTTAGGATCAACTTTACACTCAATAGAAGCATATCTGGTAATGACATGGTGAGCTAGTGCAAGACATGCAAAAGAGCTATAGGCACCCATTGGTTGTCCTACAGAGTATCGTATGAAGTTACCTTCATAATACCAGTCTCTCTCAAGCAAGTCTTTTCACAGATCACCCTCATATCCTAGAATTGTTAAAATATGAGATTGCAATAAAACAGGTAAACGATCAGTAGCAGCGGAAAGATCCATTGATTGCAGCCTCTTTCCTCCAGTAGACACACTTTTGTCAATCTGTAAAGAATCTAATAGATTCCTTATAGGTAAACTTTGATTGTTTGTTCCATCGTTAGGTAGTTTTCCTAATAATGAATAAATATCATCGTGAAGAGGTCTAAAGAGTACTTGCGTTCATCAATCGGTAATTCCAATCTTTCTACGTTTTCCCCGAGCCTCTTTAAGAACCGCTATGCGGCCTCTTAGAGGGTAGTCGATTTCCTCAAAATAATTAGGTAATAAATCACCTAAGTGTTTTCTTAAAAACCAAACTATAGCCACGGGTAAGACAAGGACAGAGCACAGAACGAACGTGTTTAAAAGCATAAAGTATCCACGTGCATAGCACATTAAACAATACTTTATTCAACTATTCGGAACCATGATTCAACCAATCAAATCTAAACCGATACCAAGAACAGCAATAGTAGAATTAGGACCAGATTTTAATAAATTACTCAAGACTTTTGGTTTTGACTTAAATAAAGCATTACCTCGATCCCTCGTTATTGTATTTAATACAACTGACATCTTGGTTCAGTCTAAAGTTTGATACTTACCAGTAAAATTATTGGTAATTGTATTACTATCAGACGGAGACCACGTTGGTGATGTAGCTCTGAAAAAAGACAAACAAGTTAAAAGTAATTTATAAAAAATAAGATCTCTACTGGATAATTGTCCAGTAGCCAAACCTTTTCTAACATTCACAATCTTGAGTTTCACCTTTAGAGGCAAAATACAAGGTATTCCATGAAAGTTATAGTAATTTGGACCACCTTTGGATGAATGAGTACTAACTCAAATTTTGGAATCCTTAAGAAATTTGTTCCTCATATCAATAGCACACACCACCAAACGCAGTACTTCTGACCAATACTTTATGGTAAACGTAATCCCCGATAAGCTTCACATTTTAACAATTAAACCTGTAATCTTTCTTAATGAAGTTGCATCTTTAGGATGTAACCCTTTATTAGAATAAAGATTTGTTACAACCGTCATGTACCTAGGTAATTCTTTAATGGTCATCCACCTCATATTCGCTAACCTCTCGGATCTAAATTGTTTTTTAGGCAAGAAGATTATTGGATGAAGAAGTAGGACTACACAAAGAATAAACAAAGGTCAGTCTGGAAGTAACAATAGGTTTTCAATTAAAATTGTAGTTGTAACGAGATTAAAGTGTATTAAGAGTGAAAGATAAAATAAATGACAAATATGTAAACTATGGAGTTTTCTCCAACACTTGTTTACAATGTTATTAACATAATCTTATGGAGTTTTCTCCATCACTTAGAATATGCAAATAAACTTAAATCCTTTAAGGTATTCAAAAAGTACATCTATGGGAAAAGAGAGCAAAGAAATCAATTGGTAGTTGGGTATCCATTAATTCATACCTTAAGACAACGTTCCGCAGTATGCTTAGCAGCTGAGGGCCTTTTATCCCCAGGACATATGTATTACTGGTTTACATACTTCTACCACCATTCTCATCTCCCGTCTATATATCGTTAAATTATAGATATATATCGTTTCGGAAATGTGGCTATACATTTATGACTGACTGAATTTCTTTATTCTTTCCAAATAAACATACCTAAGAAATCTAAAATATACTAACATTGATTAATATATCAGAAGTAAGTAATGAGATACAATCTACTAAAAGATTGGATCTAATTTTAGGGAGGGGTTTATCCCCCGACCTCAACAAGGATGAATATAACAAATAAATATACGCGGGGTGTTAGCCCTGTAACATATTTTGATCTATGATGATCTATGTCCTTCTCCATCCCTGTCGGTTAATAGTCGTTCTTTCACAACCCACTTTATGCTAATTACCCTACGTCCATCCTCCAGTATGCCAGTGCAGTCCTTTTGGATTTCATATGGAAAACAGGAGTACATGTATATAGGGTTAGACCCATATAGTCATCAGTTGCTGATAACACGACCAAATTAACATGGTAACAACCATGTTGGAAATCTGGAAGCATAAGGTCCTGGAGTAGTAATTACTACCCTTTAGCCTAACTTCCTTCCCATCCTCACGGACCGGAAGGTTTCCTAACCACGGGACGAGTAGTTCCTGATCTAAGTAGGTTGTCTATTTCAACACCTGTTCTTAGACCCACTTCTCTCCGTTGGACGGATAAGTTTGTAACACTTAGGCGTGTCTTATACACAGTATCTCACTCAATATAGTTGATCTTTTTCAATTACTATTTATTGAGCTATACTCTTATACGACCCTTAATGAAACAATCTTTTCTTCTATTCATCTCGAAAGATGAGTAGCTGGTGTTTACAAATCACCAAGCAGACTTCTGCTAAAAAAATTGTTATCTTTTTTCAAATTCCCTTGGGAACCCGGAAAAAAGATTATGCTAGTTGATTACTAG